CAATCTTGCCTAGCGTACTCTGCTGCGTCCTGTACGTACGCTGAGTGCAGTTGCAAGCATCCATAAGCCAGCCCATTATCTCCAATAGCGTTAGGATCTCCGCTCGATTCCACCGCTATCAGTGCGGTTAGTAATAATATCCAATCAATCATTTGCTTTTCCTTTCCTGTATTTTTGTTGCCAGTAGTGACGCAAGGACAATTACCCCTGCTATTAGTCGTATCGTTTCAGTGTCCATTAATCCAGCTCCCCCCATTGGTTCGCTATCGCTAATCCTATGCCCATGTATGTCTTGCTTCTTAGCTTCCATCTATCGGGTGAAGGTGGAAGGTAGTGCAATCTTTGTTGCTCCCGCTTGGGCAGCGTGTCGTAAACTTCTTTGACATTATCTGTCTCTTTTAGTTTAGGCAAATTCCAAGTCCAAAAACCAGTGCGTTTGCTTTCAGGATGGCCGTGCTCCCAAGGTTGAGTGTAAAAGCTAGCCTTGCCCATTTCAGTGTGACCCAGCACGCCAACGGGATTTTCGAAGGCAACCCTCTTGGCCTTACGCTTGGCTAGATTCCATAGATCCACCGTCCATTGCATGGCCTCCAATCGCTTTGCGTGCTTTTCCATTCCTTGGCCGTACCATCTATTTCCACTTACCGCTAGGGCAGTGCAAGGAGGGTGTCCAATTATCAAATCAAACTCTCCGTCATCACTATCCTCTAAGAACTTCATGGCATCACCTTGCCAATGGTGTCCATCACTTGGCGATAGATCATCAGCGGGTAAGGTATCGCACGATATAACGTCGTGCCCTTTCTCTCTCATTAGTTCACGGATCGTACCGCTCGTTTCACAAAGTATTGCTATTTTCATAATGTTTTAGGTGTAAAGGTTGTGCATTTCGTCGAATCTAGCGATTTCTTCCATCACTTTTACGTCCAGCTTGCCAAAGTCAGACGCGCTCAGCGTGCCGTTTTCGTAGTGTCGAGTGATTTTCTTCTCTATTGCGTGAAGTTCAGCAAGTCCAGCAAGGTCTATCTTCCGTGCGTAGTGCTTGGCAACGTCTTTTTGTGTCTCTTTCAGTAGTGATTTCATAGTATTATTCCCCTTCGTAATGGCGTACTTCCGCTTCCTCAATTCGCTTATTAAGCCAAGGTGAAGTCTCTCTAAAATTAATTCCAATCGGATTCGCGATGCCGTGAATTCGCTTGCACTCGTTGAAAATTGAGATTGCGGCTTGTACCGTAAAAAGGTAATCGCTCATTAGCTCATCTATTGAAAGGCTTTTGAATCGCAGGTACTGATCGTAGGTTATTTTCATTTTTTATATCTCCTTTATGGTTTTTGAATAATCCGTATTGTGATGAATGGCAGAGCATTTGCAAAGCCATTTTGCCTCTCTTAAAGATAGCGTTCCGCCAGTAGTGAAAAGAGAATCTATCTGCGCGTTTTTTGCGTCTTTAAGTGTGTACTTCTTTTTAAATGGCAAAAATCCGTACTGCTTGCATTGAGAATAAAGTTTCAATTTCATTTCGTTTGTCTCCTTTGTTGGTTATTTAGTTGAGAAAAAGGCGCATGAACCGCTTTCATGGTTAGCCATTGAAACGCGCTTTACTCCTAATCTGTAAAGCTCCTCCCCTACAGATTTGCGAGCTTGAATTGAAAGCGTTTTATCTGTGAAGCGCTGAATTAGTCTTTCTTTTAGTGCTTTGTTTTTCATGTTGTTTATTGGTTAAAGGTTTACACCCCAAAACCCTGCAGCTCCACTACGGCTTGCAGGGTGTGAGGGTTTGGTTTAGGGCTTCTAGCAGCAAAGAAACTGGCTTTCAGCCCATTGCGCCCATTCTTCCCCCGTAACGTCAAACCCCACTCCAGAGAACCAATCGAGAAAAACGTACTCAATCTTCCCATTAGCGTGGAATCTGATTTCTGAGCTAGGCCCACCCCACGAAAGCTGGAATTTGTGGTACTCTATCTCCCCCCCTACGTCATCATCTAGCCATACCGTACTGAATGACAGGCCGTACTCGAAAAATTCGCTTTCCCCGTCGTTTAGTTCATCGAGGGCAAATTGCTTGATGTCCTCCTTTGTTGATTCAAGGCTACGCATTCCAGCCTCCTCAATATTACCTTTTTCGTTTTCGTTTTTGAATGTAACTTTCATAATTTTGTATTGATTGAATTGATTGAATTAATTGAAAACGCCAAAAATCTAGCAAATCGGGGAAAGATAGCGATACATATTTTCAATTATTTTTAGGCAAATCTGTAAGTACTTGAACAAAGGTAGTTTACAGAGACCAATTCTAGGAAAATACCTTTAGAATCGGTTGACTGGATTGATTGAATACTGTACAATCTGAACGCAGTGAAGGGGAAACAGAACAAAGTAGCAAAGCGAATTGGTAACGAATTGGTACCCATTAAAACGTTTACGCCGATTGAATCACCAAGGAATGAATCCCCAATTTAGAAATAAAAATCGCTCCTTGATAAAATTCCCCCTTAATACCTGGTGCGCGTGCGCGCTTTAATAGAGGGGGGAGGGGGTTCACGTGCGAGTGCAGCTGTTATTATATATACATAAACCACCCCTTTAAAAATTGTTGCACTCAAGGGGTTTACGGTACGTATTGCTTGACATAATTATAATAATGTGCAATAAGGATAACGTGCAGCAAGAATTAATCAAGGAAAAGCTTTTATCTGACATAGATGAAAAGATCAAGGAGTTCGTTAAGAGTTCTGAGCTTGATGGTGTTAAGGCATTAGAAAGATATGATCCTGAGAAAGCAGCTAAGATATTGTTCCTTAGTGCTAGTGGTAAGACTCAGACTCAGTTAGTACGTAAGTACGGGTTTAAGAGGAATACTATTGTTAGGGTACTAGCTACTTACGCTGACCACTTAGGCAAATGGAGAGAACTAGGCGGTCAATTAGCGTCTTATTCTTATCTGCATATTAGTTCCTTAGAGGAAGATATGGTTCAGAAGGTACGTGAGGACATGGACTCAGGTGAGATTAAGCCTACCTTTAAGGACATTAAGGATATTAGTATAGCTAAGGCTAACTCAGCTAGAGAGGCTTTATTGGCTAGGGGTGAAGCTACGAGTATTAACCGTGAGGAAAAGGTTTACACTGACGAGGACTACAGGGAGTTAATGGAAAAGGCAAGAAACCAGATTGCTAATGATGCTATACCTGCGGATGTAGTACATGAGACAGAAGAATAAAATTGATGTCCAATCGAACTTCATGCAGTATGATGTACGAACGGACTTAAGGAACTTTTAAGTTAATAGATTTAGATAATGAATAGTACAGAACCTTCGTTTAAATTAGTTTTAAAAAACGAAATATACCCTATAGTTTTTGTCATATGGGGTGGAAGTAATGATTTTGATGACTTCGTAAATTGTATGGTAAGCGAAGGTGCTGTTGAAAAAAAAGTACGAAAGCAGGTTGGAAACATGGATAAGTGCCAAAGTACAGTAGGTTTTAGGGTAGACCAAGGCATTGTTCAAGGAATCTTTGTTAAAGAGCCGTTATCCTGGAGCACATTAGATACTTATGCCCACGAGGCTTATCACGCAGTTTATTCTTGTTTGGAGTATTTAGGGCTGGAAGGAGAGGAAGCAGGAGCTTATTTTATGGATTATTTAATAAGGTTTATTTGTAAGCAAAATTTATTAACCGAAAAACAAAATGAGTGGTAAAGGCGACAGAAATAGGGTGTCTAACTGGGACAAGTTTTACGAGGGTTACAATAGGGTATTCCGTCCTAAGGAGCCTTTTTGCACAGATGTACAGGAGTACGAAAGTAGATTTAGAGGGGGAAACATAGATTCGACGAAAGCAGAGATGCCTTCGGACGTGGGTGCGAATCCCACTTCCTCCACCATTGAAAAGAAGCCATTTAAAAGTGATCCCATTAAGCACGACATAACAAGAATTATTTAATGAACAATAACCCAGATTTAGTTCATAAGTGCTTAGACACTATTACTCCAGGGTGGCAAGCTGTTTTAGTTGCTACTGTTACAGAGGATGGATTCGAATACGATGTCTTTAATAAAATGGATGACGAGCACTTCCAGGAAAACCTAGCTGTCTTATTGGCCTTAGTTGCTAAGAAGTCCATGCAGGAGCTAGAGGAAATAGATTGGACAAATAATTAAGTTTACTGAACATCCCCTTCTGACTCCTCCTACAGCAGAGGAAATTGTCTGGCTGTACGAGAATAACCTTAATCTTCTTAAGGAGCTACACAAGGCTCATGAGAGCAGGATTAAGGCATCTGAGGACGATCCTATTCGTCATGGGTTTAACCTACCTGGATGGGAAAGAATCAAGGAGGGGTTGCAAGATTACAACGAGTGCTTGGTTCTTGGTGGTAACAGATCAGGCAAGACCACTGGGTTCGCAAAGATTGTAATGGAAGCAGTGACTGAAAGCAATGATGGTCACTTAGTATGCTTCTCCCAGAACGAAGATACTTCCATTAAGGTGCAGCAAGCAGCTATATGGGAGATGATGCCTAAGGAGTTCAAGAAGAAGACTAAGAGCATCGAGGGGTACATTAATTACAGTATGCAGAACGGGTTTACGGCTAAGAGCTTTATATTCCCCGATACCCGTACCCGTGTAGATTTTAAGACGTACACCCAGTACAGCAACAACCAGACTATCTTAGAGGGCTTTGAGTTCGGTTTCCCTGATGCTAATGGCTTAAATGTAGGTGCGTGGCTAGATGAGTACCTAGGTGATGCCTCATTGGTAAATACCCTTAGGTTCCGACTTGCTACTAGGGACGCTAAGATGGGTATAGGCTTTACTCCTATTGATGGTTATACTCCTTTTGTGGCAGAGTACTTAAAGGACGTAGAAACGCTTAAGACTCGTACTGGTGTACTTATAGATAAGGAAGTCCCCATTAAGCAGTACAGCC